TCAAAGGCTATTTAGTTTATCAATTACTTGTTGTTTGGCTCTTTTTGTTACATGGTTATAAATAGACAGAGTTGTGTTTGCATCAGAATGCCCTACACGCTCCATAATGGCTTTAAGAGGTACGCCTAATTCAGATAATAGTGAAACGTGGCTATGTCTGAATATATGTGAGGATAGACTTTTTTCTAATTCCAACTCTTCCTCTACTTTATGGAGTATAGCGTTAAATGAGTGCAGCGTAAGCGGAGTGCCACTTGTAGATATAAATATATATTGATCGGGATCTGTGGGTCTACCTGCAAGAATATTGTCAGCTATCACACTTTCAATCAATTCTTTTGCACGATTGGGTAATTGCACTTCACGTTGCGAATAAGTATTTTTTGGAGTTGTTTTTATAGCATTATCCATTTTCACAGATGTGTAATCTAAGGTCCCATTAATGGAAATTTTCCCATCCTCATAGTCCTTCATTTGCAAAGCTAGCAATTCCCCATATCTCAAACCAGTTAAATATAGAAACTCAGCTATTATGCCGTGTAGTTTTCTGCGAGGATTGGAGTATAGCTGTTTCAGTATTTGATCAATTTCTTCTTTCTCCAGATATTTTTTATTCATAGAAAGCCTTCTTTTTTCTTCTTCCACTTTTTTAGGATGGATTTTAACTGCTAGCGCAGGGTTTCTTTGAATGTATTTTCTATCGATTGCATAGTTTAGCATAACAGATAGAGTTGTTTTTGTTTGTTTTGTGTAGTTCAGTGAGAGGTCACCAAACGTATACATATCTTCAATTATCTTATTAATGAGTGTCTCATCAATGTTTCTAACGATCGTATCATCGCTTATGTGCTTAGAAACATGTTTCATCATCATTGGAACCTTCAAATAGCTAGTACGTTTAACATGCTGCTTATAATATTCATACCATTCTTTATACAGCTCACCAAAAGTGATATCTGATTTATTGTAATCTTCGAGTGCTTCTTTAATTTTTTTATCTAGAATTTTCTGAGCTTTTTTCCACGCTTGTGGTGAATTACTTGTAAGCGTTGTAGATTTTTTCCGTGTTTTTTCTGTATAAGGATCTACATATCTTTCAATAAACTTGAATCGCCCATCTTTGGTTTGTTCAACCCACACTTTTAACATCTCCTATCATTTGCTATAATAGGCATAACAAATAGACCTATATAGGTTTGTTTTCTAAAAGCACGCTCTTACTCTGGACGGTGGGGCGTGTTTTTTAGTGTGCTTCAAAATCTTTATTTAATATTCTATTTAAAATCACATTGAACTCTGTCGCGTCAAAATCACGCAGTAATATAATTTTTCCGGATTCTCTATACAGGTGTGTTCCATCTGAGAAGGCCTTTATACCAACTATATTAGAAAGGTTAATAACTTTCATTCCATTCTCGTTAACAAAAATTATTCTTTTATTAGTCAAAAATGGTACCCCAATAAATACATCGTTCCATTCTGTTACTTTGTTCGAATTATGTTTAATTGATCCCATTCTATAATTCAAGCCTTTAGCAATTCTAATATTAGAAGATAAGCCTGAATAATTAGTTCGAACCGTTCTAGTTTTCTGCTCTTGCCATTTGACTCTCTGTTTAGGCGTATAGTAACAAAATTCATTAGATTTTAGATTGACCCCATCAATTAATGCTGCTCTTTTGGATAAATCCTCTTTTTCAAGTTGCCTAATCATTCTATTTAGTTCTTCTTTTTGCTCTTTTTCTGCCAGTTCTTTTTCTTCTTTTTTTCTTTTTGCAATTGTTCCATCAAGGTATTCAACTGGTTTTAAACCCATAAAAATTAAAAAAATTCCAAGGGGTAAAAAAACAAGTGTGACAGGCAAAACAATGAATGACATTAGACAAGATAAAACTCCTATAATAAGTGCAAGATATTTGAGTATTGTCACAAAAAATTTTTTCAAAGATTTTCCTCCTTTGATATAATAGATTTCCCAATCTTAAAAGAGGTCAGGATAGTCCGTGTTGCGGCACGAGCTTTTTTTAATGTATTACTGAAAACGATTTCTTTAATAATTCTTGATGTATTCATACATATTGCCTTGCGTAAGAATATTTTTTCTTAAAATAGCATTGGCAGACAGCATAACAAGTGTATCTGAGCTTATTCTGAATAGAATAATATTCCATAAATTTTTCGAGATTAAACTGAGATTCATCAGTCAGTTCGTTCTCAATATAGATATTTAATAGAATTAGAATAGCTACTTTATCTGCTTCTGTCTCAAATTTTGAGTGAAAAGTTGTAGAAGTATCGTACAAAACTGAAAATTCAAAATGAGAGGCGCTGAAATGTGCAAGTTCATGAGATAAATGAAAGGCTTCTGCAGTTTCACCGTATAGATTTTCATTCAAAAAAATGATTCTGGGTTTTGGATAGTAGAAACCAGGCTCTTTCATTTCCATATAAACTACTTTCAAATTGTATTCGCTCAACATTTCTTTCAATTTCAAATACATACAAATCATCACTCCAACTATTCGTTTTCTTCTAAAGCTTTAGCAATTGCAATCGCTTTACGCATTGTCTCCTTAGATATTTCTTTTCCGTCAAAAGAAAATACAGTATCGTTTTCTGATAAATCCACATGTTTAGGGGTTTCTTTTTCTTCGCGCCCCAGAAGATAGTCTACAGAGACATCGAAATAGTCAGCAATTTCAGTAAGCTTTTCAGCGGATGGTTGTTTTCCACTTTTTAAACTATAGAAATAGTTTTCGCTGTATCCTAAATCAATTGTTACTTGTTTCATTGTTTTTGAATGTTTTTTTGCAAGAAATTTTATCCGCTCAAATACTGTCATACCAGCATTCTCCTTTTTTCTTTACAAAAAACCAATAAAAAAGTATAGTTTTGTGTTGACCTAAACAACACTATAGTGTATATTGGTTTTGTAAGTTAATTGGATAGAAAAAAAAGCAAAGTAAAAACACACCTTATAGCATTAAGTTTGGCGACCGAGTGCGATAAAAAGGCTTGTTATATGCTTATTTAACTATGACTATATACTACACTATAGTATAGTTTGCAGTCAACTAAAAATATACTTTTCTATCCAATTTTCTTTCTAAATAAAAAGAAAGGAAGTGTGTGAAGTGAGTAATATCGATAATGGGCGGGAAGCCATCAAAGAATTTATGAAAGCAAATAATATTTCAGAATACGATTTGGCCACTGCATATGGTAGATCGAGAACTTGGATTCAGCGTGTTTTAAGTGGAAAAGATAAAGGTCCAGCTGTTAACGCCTTTATTCTGGAAGTTATTCGCGATCATAAAATTCGATAGGAGGGGGAACAAAAATGAAAGAACTAATCAAAGTAACAACAAACGAGAACAACGAACAGTTAGTAAGCGGTAGAGAGCTGCATGAATTTTTGGAGGTGGCAACAGAATACAAAAAATGGTTTAGCCGTATGGCAGAATATGGTTTTGTTGAAAATATAGATTTCGTAAGGGTGACCCAAAAATGTCCGACCCCTGGAGGAATTCAGAATATTACCGACCACGCAATGAAATTGGACATGGCAAAAGAAATCTCAATGATCCAACGAACAGAAAAAGGTAAACAAGCGCGTCAATATTTTCTTCAAGTGGAAAAAGCGTGGAATAGCGAAGAAATGATCTTAATGCGAAGTCGGCAAATCCTCGAAAGAAAGGTAGAGACGTTACAACTTGAAAATGAAGAAATGAAGCCCAAAGCATTATTTGCTGATTCAGTTAGTGCGAGTCACACGAGTATTTTAGTTGGTGAATTAGCAAAACTCATAAAGCAAAACGGTGTTGATATTGGTTCTAAACGACTGTTTAGTTGGCTACGTGAAAAGGAATATTTAATCAAACGTAAAGGAACTGATTGGAATATGCCAACTCAAAAAGCGATGGATCTAGGACTATTTGAAATAAAAGAGACAACAATTTCTCATTCTGATGGTCATATTTCTATTAATAAAACTCCAAAAGTCACAGGCAAAGGACAAGTATATTTTGTTAATAAATTTTTAGGAGGGGTAATAAGTGAAAAAACCAACACTTTCAGAGTTGATAGAAGCTGCTGAGAAGGCAGTAAAACCAGACGACTGGTACCGACAAAGTTTAATCTTGGAGAAGTTCCACGGCATGTCAAAAACTACTTTAGTTGAATACTGCAAGGAAATGGAAACAATTCCTGAATTTTCAGAAGGAATTGTTCGTCCAGGACATTCAACCACATTTATTCATTACCATACTTTTATTTGGTTTTTAAAATGGAAAGACGCAAATAAATATCGTGTAAAAATATTATCTCCTTCAGATGTTTTGAAGGAAGCAAGTTGATTATTTTCAGAGTAAAAAGTAAACAAAAATATTAGGAGGAAAATTTGATGAAGATTACAGTACCAGATGAATTGATAGCAGATGAGTTGACAGAACAAATAGTAAGAAAGGTTTTAGATGCACTTGATGAACGACTGAAGGTAATGAACAAGTCAGTGGAGCTTCCTCCGTATCCAAACAAATCAGAGGTGAAAAAAATTTTAGGCATTGGTGATGACAAATTAACACATTGGATAAACCTAGGTTTAAAAACACAGCAGTGGAGCAAGTTAGACATCAGAATTGAACGATCGGAACTCCAAAGATTTTTGAAAGAAAACTTTGAGTTCTAAAGGCAAAGGAGAATGATTTTATGTCCTACACATTGCAACAAGAACATCAAATTCTCGGTTTGATTAAACAACGCAGGAAACAATTACAAGATGACCGTGCAGCGCTTAGAAAAGCCGATGAGCTATCAGATAGACAAGCTGAACTAATTGCTTCTGAACTTGAGGATTTGAGAATGCTAGAAATAAAAAATAGGGAGGCTAGATTGTGACTTTACAAGAGCATCAACGATTGATGCAAGAGTTAAATCAGGAATATCACAAAGATGTGAAACCTGAGTTGCTAGGTAATCAATGGCGTGAACGCCAGAAGAAGTGGCGAGAAATAAAAAAAGACCAACTAACGATGAGGGTCGCTAATTGGTAATAAATAAAAATATATATCAGGAGAATTATATCACATGAATAAGAAAATTGAAAATCTTATCGAAGAATTGAAGAAAGAATGCGACAAAGAAAATATTGGTCTTTCTTTATCATTAGTAAATGAGGAAACATTTGGAATGATAGCTGCTGGTCCAGCTAATCTTGCTGTTATGGGTGCTTTATTGCAAGGAAAAGAATATATAGAAATCGCTGCAGGCAATTGCCATTGTGAAGAGTGTAAGAAAATAAGAGAAGTCATTAATGCGGTTGATGATGAAGTTTCTTCCACACAACATACTTTTGTTATTAATAACAAGGAAGATTTCGCTGATGTGATGACCCGTATTTTCAAGGGGGAATTCGAATGATTAAAATCAATACGCTTTGGATTGCACTATTTGTCTTTATGCTTGTAGTAATCTCAAACGCTAATTTGTTTGTAGGCTGTTTATTTGCAGGAATGATTACTTTGCTAAGCTTGTTAGAAGATTTTACAAAGAAAGAAGGCGCTAGGCATGAACGAGTTAGCAAATCTTGACAACTATTTAACTGACCCTGATTATGCTAAACCACCTTATGAAGCGCCAATTGATGAGGAGGATGAAGATGAGTAAATCTACCTTAGAAATGAGCCATCAAGAATGGCTCGAAGACCGTAAAAGAGGTATTGGTGGCTCAGATGTTGCAACCGTACTTGGATTAAACAAATACAAATCTCCTTATCAATTGTGGCTTGAGAAAACGGGTCAAATTGAATTGAAAGATTTAGAAAGCGAACCAGCTTATTGGGGTAATGTTTTAGAAGAAGTGGTTGCTAAAGAGTTTCAGGAACGTACAGGCAAAAAAGTACGCAGAAGAAACCAAGTATTTGAACATCCATTACATCCATTTTTAAGAGCAAATATTGATCGGGAAGTAGTGGGAGAAAATGCCATTCTGGAATGTAAAACAGCCAATCAATTTCTCGGAAAAGAGTGGGAAGGTGAAGAGGTACCGCTTAGCTATCTCTGTCAAGTTCAGCATTACATGAACGTTTTAAACAAAGACTATTGTTATATCGCTGTTTTGATCGGTGGACAAAAATTCATTTGGAAGCGGATTGAACGAGATCAAGAGCTGATCGATACAATCACTGAACAATTAGTAGAGTTTTGGGAAACGAACGTTCTTGGAGGTATCGAGCCTGTAATTGACGGAAGTGAAGCGACTGCTGATTTCTTAAAAGAAAAATATGCAGATGTAGAAGAAAATCAAACAGCTCTACCATCACGTTTTGATGAACTTATCGAGCAAAAAAGAGAACTCAAACGGACTAAGAAAGAAATTGAATCAGCTATCCGTCAAGTAGACAACGAGATTATCAGCGAGCTAGGTAAACGTGAAGCCAGTATCGGTATCACTCAAAAAAACATCATCAGTTGGAAATTTGTCCGTACGAGACGTATGAACTCGAAGAAACTAGCAGAGAAATATCCAGATGTCGCAAATGATGAAGAGATTTATAACGTTACTGAATCAAGAAGGCTAACCGAAAAGGGGATCAAATAATATGGCAACAAATGAATCGTTAAAAAATCAATTGGCAGAAAAGCCACAGAAACAAGTTGCACCAGGACAGTTAGGGCTTAAAGCTCTAATGAATACACCAACAATGAGAAAGAAATTTGAAGAAGTACTTCATGACAATGCTAATGCTTTTATGTCGAATGTTATGACTCTTGTATCTAATGACAGTTATCTTGCAGATAGTGAACCGATGTCTATCATGAGTGGTGCGTTAACTGCTGCAACATTAAATCTTGGGCTAGATAAGAATTTAGGTTATGCATATTTAGTTCCATTCAATAGTAAAAACAAGCAAACAGGAAAATGGGAAAAGAAAGCTCAATTTATGCTTGGCTATAAAGGATATATCCAATTAGCCCAACGATCAGGTAAATACAAAGCATTAAATGTGATTGAAGTTTACGAAGGAGAACTAAAAAGCTGGAACCGACTGACAGAAGAGTTTGAGTTTGATCCAAATGGTAGAACATCTGATGAAGTCATTGGATATGTTGGCTATTTTGAATTACTGAATGGATTCAAGAAAACTGTCTATTGGACCAAACAAGAAATTGAAGCTCATCGAATTGCTAACAATAAAGATCGAGATAAGACAAAGTTAAGTGGTGTGTGGGCATCTGATTACAATGCAATGGCACGAAAAACTGTTTTGAGAAATCTTCTTTCTAAATGGGGAATCTTGTCCATCGAAATGCAAGAAGCCACCACATCGGATGAGAGAGTCCAAAGGGTTCAAGAAGACGGCAGCATTATTGCTGAAACAGAAGTTGAAGAAGATATTCCTGAAAGAAAAGAAGCAGAGGTTATATCTGAAGAAAATGAAGATGTACAAACTGGATTATTTGATGCATCTAATCCGCCGTTAAACAAATAATGAGGGAGCTTTCTCCCTTGCTTTTCTAGAGGAGAAATACGAATGAACACAGGATATGTCAAATTACATCGAAAAGTGATGAATTCATTCGTTTGGACCAATCCTTATATGTATAAATTATGGAGCTTGTGTTTGATGAAAGCGAGTCATGAGAATCGCAAGATACTTTTTAATGGAAAAGAGATACAAGTGAACAGCGGAGAATTCGTCACAGGGCGCGATGCTATCACATCTGAGATGAACGAAGGCGTGAAACGTGAACATCAAGTGAACAGCGGTTCTGTATGGAGATGGCTAAAACAATTTGAAAAAAACGGAATGTTGAACATCAAATCAACTACGAAATACAGCGTTATATCAATAAAAAACTGGTCTTTGTACCAAAGCAGTGAACAACAAATGAACATCAAACGCACAACAAGTGAACAACAAGTGCACACAAACAAGAATGAAAAGAATTATAAGAATGAAAAGAATAATAAAACATCATCGTCGCAACCACGCAAAAAGCGTGTTTACGACACCGACTCAGTTTACTACATTCTCGCGGAGGAGTTATTCAAACAGATTTGTCAGAATCAGGAAATCAAAAAGCCGAATCTGCAAAGTTGGGCAGATAACATTCGGAAAATGATCGAGATCGACAAGCGGACCGAAAACCAGGTACGGGGAATGATTGAATGGAGTCAGCACAATGTGTTTTGGGCATCGAATATTTTATCTGCTAAAAAATTGCGAGAAAAATACGACACAATGGCAGCGCAAGCAAATCGTGATTATAAAACAAAACAAACTAAAACGCTTGAATACGAGAAATTTAGCACAGATGAGTTGCCTATTTGAGAGGAGGCGTAGGCATGGAAACTGTTGGGGAAATCATGGAAAAGCTGATACAGAAAGTGCTTGTCCAACGTGGCGAATGTCCTGAATGCGGACAGCCTTTGTATGGATGGCGTACGAAGAACCCTGATGGCTCAGAACGTTGTAAGCCAACCTGTATGCAATGTGGGTATAAAGCATTGCGAGTTCAGGAAGACTTACAAACAGAACGAATTTACAACGAGAGCCTGAAAGCAAGAGCAATCAATTTTTTCAAAGGTGGTTCTGTTGTGCCTAATCAAGCGTTGTTTGATTGCACATTGCAGAATTATCAAATTGTCGATCAAGAAACAAGACAAGCGGTTGAAGTAACCAAACGCTTTGTTAATTCAGTCTTGTTAGGAAATCCAAGTCACCTTGTTTTAACTGGAAAACAAGGAACAGGTAAAAGTCACCTAGCGATGGCAGCGGCTTGGGAAGTCTTGAAGCGATCAAACTACGATAAAAAAATCTTATTTATCGGGTTACAGGAAATGCTGGATCAAATCAAATTTTCGTACAACAATCCTGAACTCAGAAAAACGATTGAGGGATCGTTGATTGCAGATATCAAAACAGCGGATTTAGTCATCATTGATGATATCGGTTCAGAACTAGGAAAAGATGCATCAGATAGTCGAGCGTTTGGCATAAACACGCTAAATTCGTTCTTGGATGCACGACAGAACCTAGCAACGATTATCACAACGAACTTGCTTGGTGAAGAACTGAAAAAAGCTTACGGTACGAGAACAATATCAAGAATGTTTGTCAACTCTGATGGATTTACGATGGTATTTTCTCAAACAGCAGACAAGCGCATAAAACCAGTGAAAGGTAGTATCGCATGAATAAATACCGTAATAAAAAAACTGTTCATCGAGGTATCAAGTTTGATTCTATCGCGGAAGCAGAGTATTACGATCTAGCCTTGTGGCAAGCTGAAGCGAATGGTTGGAAAGTGAAGCTCCAGGAAAGGTTTGAGCTGATGCCGAAGTTTGAACTAGAGGGCAAGAAGTATCGCAAGATCGAGTATATTCCCGACTTCACATTTTACAAAAGCGGCAAGCTGGTCAAAGTCGTAGATGTTAAGGGGATGCAGACAAAAGACTTTAAGATCAAGGCAAAGTTGTTCTGTCATCAATATCAAGTGCCGTTGATATTAGCCAAAAAATATCGGAATACGTTCAAGGAAGAGCGTTTTTAACGAGGTGGTCCATCATGACAACAGAAGAAGTGATTCAAATGCGAATTCGAAGCCTTCGGCGTGAGATTGACGATCTGGAACGAACAAAGGCAGTGATGGTCAATGAAACGGCTAGAAAGGCAATCGATTTGCACATAGAGAATTTAAGAAGGGAAATCCGTAGATTGGAGGAATGAGCGTGGATAAGGAAGCGGCTTGGCGAAAATTAATGTTGCTGATTCAAGATGAGAACTGGCAAGAAGATGAAGCAGTGGTTGCTGAAGTTCAGCGTCTAGAAAAGATTGCTAACGGACGTATACGAAAAAAGCCAGACAAAAGAAAACAGCGCAAAGGGAAAATCGTCGTTGTTTTACACGAAGGCAAAATTTTGATGCAAGGAACAGCTAGTGAGCTGTCTGCAGAAACTGGATATACGCGTGGGACTATTCGAACGTACGCTTGGCGAAATCACACCGATCGAAAAGGGCACGAATATAAGTATTTGGAGGAAGAAAAATGAACGAAAACAAATTAATCAAATTGGGTGTAGCAGGAGCAGTAATCGTAGGTATTGGAGTTATCGGAGGATTTAAGTTCTTCGAAAAAATCGATAATGGATATGTGGGTGTGCGCTATTCAATGAACGGCGGTATCAAAGATGAAGCACTGACGCAAGGTGTGAAATTTGTAGGGATTGACAAAGTGATCCAATATCCAATTCGCTTGCAAACTATCCAATCAAAAAATATTTCAGTATCTACAAGCGACGGCAAAAAGACAACGATTGATATCAAATATGACTACAAAGTTGATTCAACTAAAGCAGCAAAAATGTACAAGGAATTTGGGAATATCACTTCGGAAGATATCGAAAGTGGATGGTTAAAATCTAAGCTTCAAAAGGTCGCTCGTGAAGTTTATGCGAAATATAGTCTGCTTGATGTCCTTTCAGGAGATTCCTCTAAAGTTGAAGCTGAGGTATTAACGAACTTTGCTAAATCAGTTGAATCTAAAGGGTTTGAAGTCGAAGACGTAACACTTGGTGTTCCAGATGTCGATAAAGAAACACAAAAATCAATCGATGCGATCATTCGAGCTGGTCAAGAAAATGAAAAAGCGAAGCTAGACGCAGAAACTGCAAAAACTCAAGCTGATAGTGAAGCTTACAAGAAAACAAAAGCTGCAGAAGCAGAGGCAGAATCTAATCGCAAAGTCGCCGAATCAGTAACAGACAATTTGATTCGTTATGAAGAAGCTCAAGCTCGCAAAAAGCATGGATGGGTAACAGTAAATGGAGCAGATACTGTAGTTACGGATGAAGCAGGCAAATAATATGGGATTCTTTATGGCTAAAATTCTCTTGTTCTTAGGTTTAGTAGGAGCAGCATATCTCGTGTATGCGCTCCTTTCCCAAACTGATGACAAAGAAGATGACAACAACGATGAAATGAAATTTTAGGAGGAGAAATAATGGACGAACTAATCACAAAAGTAGAGCAGTGGGCTAAAGACAAGGGACTGGATCAAGCAGATCCAAAAGCACAGTTTTTGAAAGTAGCTGAGGAATTCGGGGAAATAGCTTCGGCGATGGCAAGAAGTAATGATGAACTATTTAAAGATAGCGTAGGAGACGTTATCGTCACGCTGATTATCCTTTCCATGCAAAAAGGGACAAACGTACAAGAGTGTTTAGAAATGGCATACAACGAAATCAAAGGACGCACAGGGAAAATGGTAGATGGTGTATTCGTGAAGTCGAGTGATTTGGAGGATGTGAAATGAAATACGAAATACCACTAAGTGAAGCGGGCATTCAAGCAATTATCAATGGTCGGGAGGTTAACATAGAACTTCCTGATGGTACTGAATTAGTCATCAGACAAAGTTATTTGAAAGATATGGCAGCTCCAGTATTAATTGATCGTTTTAACGTGACTGATTCTGTGGTAGAGAACCACTTAAAAGAATTTCGATCAAGTATAGACAACACTTTCAGATTAGGGAGTTGATTGACAATGAACACCAGACACCGCAGAGTAGCAAAACTAAGAAAACAGGAACTAAATGTACTAAAGACAAAGTTTGAAAAAGAATATGGAATTTCAGCAGAAGAAACATATAAAGTGGCAAGTCAGTTTGTTGCTGATGCAAGTGATGCTATTCGTAAGTTTGGGATTTCGATATTAAATGATGATCGTAAATGGGAGGAAATGAGATGAAACTAAAAGACGGATTTTACGCTAGTAGTCACGGCATCGGCGGTTTAATGCTAGATATGCCGACAAAGAACCCTAAAACACGTAAGAAACCAAAAGTCAAAGTCGGTGACATGGTTCGCTGTGAAGCAGAAGAGTTCATTTATCCGTTTCGTGGATATGTAGAACACGTCTATAATCACTCAGCGATCATTCGTATTGAAAACACAATGGAATGCGATAAGTGGTTAGCGAAAAGCAAAGAGAATTTAGCTGTAGCGAGATTGGTGGATATGGAGGTTATAAACAATGAAGTTTAAAATCTTTGAAGAGGACACTCGTTATAAATTAGAAAAAGAATTAAACGATTTTGCGAAAAACAATGAGATTCAGCATATATCTTTAGCAACTTCTAAGAGAGGTTATGCAAATTACTATGCAGCTGTTGTGAGCTATGTAAGTCGAGAAGTGTAACTCGGCAAATAAAAAAAGCCGGATCGCTCCGACTGTTCTAATAAATTCCACAAATTTATTATATCACATAAAGGAGCGGTTTGACTTGATGCAATTGTTACGAGAGGTAGATTTCAAACAGACAAGATGTAATGCGAGAGATGTGCTGAAGAACTTTCGGCGTTTGGAGCGGATGGCAGGTCGCTCTTTGATAGATATTAAGTCGCCGATTATTACGGACATGCCAAAGGCACCGAAATATGGAAACAAGGCAGAAGACGCGATCATTCAGATGATGGATATAGAAGCGGAGAGAGACGCGATTCTAGTGGCTTTGATGGCTCTTAGTCTGATTAGTCGTCAGATACTCTACTACAGTTTTTGTGTGCCAGACAGCTTCTCAAACTACAGAATTAGCCGTGAAGTGGGTTATTCAGAAAGAAGTATACAACGGATGAAATCGGAAGCTCTAATAGAGTTTGCAGAAGCATATAAACACGGAAGAATAATTGCTTATAAATAGGGGGACCATATAATGTGGAAAGATTATGTATCGTTGAAAGAGTTGAAAAAAGATCTTGTTTTCAAAAGAATTGTAGAATGGTCAGAGAGTGAATTAATTTTAGAAGATGGAACCAAAATGGAAGTTGTATGTAGCGAATCAGATTGCTGCGCATGGGCCGAAGGTGAATTCAAAAATGTAAAGCTTGATGCAGTGATTACAGATATAAAGATTTTTGATAAAGGTAACCGTCTCTATAATGGTGACGGACATACCTCTTATGCTGAAGTCGTTGTTTATCATAATCGTAATGAGATCGCTAAAGCAGAATGCACAGCGAATGATGGGAATGGCGGCTACTATTATAGTGTTTGTGCTTTAAAGGTCAAAGACAAACTTTGTATAGTGACTGACGCATAAAAAAATGGCGGTTTTTTGGCGGAATGATGGCGGTTTTTAGCCATTTATCAGTGATATTATGGTAGTGTCGAAAGATTAGTGATAGGTCTGAGACAAAATAATAATAAAAGGAACATCGTTTTATTATTGTTTCACAATTAAGCTTCGATAGACAGCAACGGAAATATTAAGAATAAGGATGTGAATTTTAACTCCTTCTAAATTGTTCTTATTATCTATCATCCGTTGCTGTTTATTGTTACATACAGATCGCTTAGGCGGTCTTTTTATTTTGGCCGAAAACCTACATTTTCGATGGCCGATTATTGGAGGAGGAATAGCATGTTCAAACTATCTGAAATCATTAAGAAGTCCGACGTTGAGAAATTAGATGATGGATATAGAAGCGGAGAGAGACGCGATTCTAGTGGCTTTGATGGCTCTTAGTCTGATTAGTCGTCAGATACTCTACTACAGTTTTTGTGTGCCAGACAGCTTCTCAAACTACAGAATTAGCCGTGAAGTGGGTTATTCAGAAAGAAGTATACAACGGATGAAATCGGAAGCTCTAATAGAGTTTGCAGAAGCATATAAACACGGAAGAATAATTGCTTATAAATAGGGGGACCATATAATGTGGAAAGATTATGTATCGTTGAAAGAGTTGAAAAAAGATCTTGTTTTCAAAAGAATTGTAGAATGGTCAGAGAGTGAATTAATTTTAGAAGATGGAACCAAAATGGAAGTTGTATGTAGCGAATCAGATTGCTGCGCATGGGCCGAAGGTGAATTCAAAAATGTAAAGCTTGATGCAGTGATTACAGATATAAAGATTTTTGATAAAGGTAACCGTCTCTATAATGGTGACGGACATACCTCTTATGCTGAAGTCGTTGTTTATCATAATCGTAATGAGATCGCTAAAGCAGAATGCACAGCGAATGATGGGAATGGCGGCTACTATTATAGTGTTTGTGCTTTAAAGGTCAAAGACAAACTTTGTATAGTGACTGACGCATAAAAAAATGGCGGTTTTTTGGCGGAATGATGGCGGTTTTTAGCCATTTATCAGTGATATTATGGTAGTGTCGAAAGATTAGTGATAGGTCTGAGACAAAATAATAATAAAAGGAACATCGTTTTATTATTGTTTCACAATTAAGCTTCGATAGACAGCAACGGAAATATTAAGAATAAGGATGTGAATTTTAACTCCTTCTAAATTGTTCTTATTATCTATCATCCGTTGCTGTTTATTGTTACATACAGATCGCTTAGGCGGTCTTTTTATTTTGGCCGAAAACCTACATTTTCGATGGCCGATTATTGGAGGAGGAATAGCATGTTCAAACTATCTGAAATCATTAAGAAGTCCGACGTTGAGAAATTAGAGATGTTAAAAAAGAAGTTGAAGAAATAGCAGTCTCTTCGTGAGGCTGTTTTATTTTGCTCACAAAAATAGACCACTATCGGGTAATAGTGGTCAGGAATTAAATGAAAAAGATGTTAGGGTTGTTAGCTAAGTATAACATCATAACGCTTACAAAACAATGCAAGAAGGATAAATTATTATGAGAACTTACTGGTATGTGTCATTAAACAATAAATATCCGAAGCCAATGAAAGGACAGCATAGGCGTGTAGTCATGTCTGTTCAAATGAAGGCGAAGTATTCGATTGTAGAAATGATCAGAGAGGCAACGCCAGTAGAGATTGATGCGTGCAAGCTCGTTTATTGCGGTCATGGTTTCTATGATGAACCAAACATTCAAAATAATATTAACAAGAATTTGAGGGATTAGAATGCAAGAAATGGCTTAAAAATCTCCAATCAGGACAAATCAAGTTAGACAAAGTTTCCGATTTAAAGATATTAATTGAAGCAGATCTAATGTTGAAAGATATTGAAAATTAGAAAACAAAACTCAACCTAAGAAGATTGCGAGGTGGTGTGTATTGAATGGCAAGACAACGTGATCCAAGACGTGATGAAGCCAAAAGAATTTGGTTAGAATCCAACGGAGAAAAGCAGTTAAAGGAAATTGCATCTGAATTAAATGTTTCAGATTCTCAGGTTAGAAAATGGAAATCGCAAGACAAATGGAGCGCTGAATTGAAAAGTAACGTTACCAATGGCAAAAGTAACGTTACTAATCAAGGTGGCGCTCCTATTGGTAATCAAAATGCTAAAGGTAACAAAGGAAATAGCCGAGCTTCTCCGCCAGTGGGTAATAAAAACGCTTTGAAAACAGGCGAGTATGAAACCATATTTTTTGAGACACTAAGTGATGAAGAGAAGGACATCTATTCTAGTCTGAATGATAATCCTTCTTTTGTTTTGTCTGAAGAAATACGTCTACTTAAGATAAGACAATTTCGTATGATGAAGAGAATCCAACAAGCTGAAGCTGGACTAAATGATGAAGAAGTCGAACGATTGCAGCAGCTAAGAAAGATTAAAAATCCGATTGAAAAAAATGGTAAAAAGCTAGAAATCAAGCGTGAGGTTATGCAAGATGTGCAGATTAGCAGAAAAACACATCGCAAAATTGATGATATTCTTTCAATTGAAGATTCATTGACTCGGATTAGCAACCAGTTAGCTAAAGCCATCAAGCAAATGAATGAACTTTATATGAATGAATACAGAACTGATTTAATTAAAGCTCAGACTGATAAGATCCAAGCTGAGACAAATGAAATTGGCGGAAATAATTCAGGTGAAGAAATAGAAGAATGGAAACAGGCAGTTTTAAATGCCGCAAACAAACGGGCGGTGAAAGAAAATGAATAATGAATTTATTCCTTTTGCTGATATTGGTGCTGCCATTGATTATTACTATGATAAACCAGTAGCTTTTTGCCAAGATATTTTGCATTTGAATCCTGATGAATGGCAAGAAAATGTTTTAAATGATTTAGCTGAATTTTCAAAGGTTTCTGTTCGTTCTGGTCAAGGAGTTGGAAAAACAGCATTAGAAGCAGGAGCAATACTTTGGTTCTTAACGTGTCGACCCTACGCTAAAGTAATAGCAACAGCTCCGACAATGAAGCAACTTTACGATGTACTTTGGGCAGAGGTAGCTAAATGGTTAAATGATAGCTTGATCAAAAACTTACTGAAGTGGACAAAGACCAAAATTTATATGGTTGGTGATTCAGAGCGTTGGTTTGCTACGGCTAGAACAGCGACTAAACCAGAAAATATGCAAGGTTTTCACGAGGACCATATGTTGATTGTGGTAGATGAAGCTTCTGGTGTGTCTGATCCAATTATGGAAGCTATTCTTGGTACGCTATCAGGTTTTGATAATAAGCTGTTGATGTGTGGAAACCCCAATAATATTGAAGGGGTCTTTTACGATTCCCACAATTCAGACCGTGATAAATACAGAGTTCATAAAGTATCAAGCTATGATAGTAAACGTACAAACAAAGATAATATAGAAATGATTCTTAAAAAATATGGAAAAGAAAGTGATGTTGCTCGTGTCCGTATTTTTGGAGAATTTCCCAAAGGTGCGTTGGATTCATTTATCAGTCTTGAAACGGTTGAATTGGCTACAGAAAAACAAATTAGTGATTCTTTAGTCAATAAAACAACGGTTGCTCATATTGGCGTTGACGTAGCTCGATATGGTGATGATTCTACGATTCTCTTTCCTAGAATTGCTACCAGAGCATTGGAGTATGAGAAGTATTCAAAACGTAGCACCATGGAAACAACAGGATATGTCATCAACATGGCCAAGAATCTAATGAGTCAATATCCGAGTATTGATAAAGTGATGATTAAAGTCGATGACACTGGTGTCGGAGGTGGTGTAACCGACCGCCTAGAAGAACTTATAGAAGACAAGCATTATCCTTTTGAGGTGTTTGGAGTGAATAACGGTTCAACATCAGAAGACGATTTTTACGATAATTTAGGTACTCAACTATGGGGAAACATCAAGGAAATGTTAGAAGAAAATATGACAGCAAATCTTAACGGAGAACAGCCTGTTATTGAATTGCCTTCTGATAGTTCGTTAATCAAAGAATTAAGTACTCGCAAATTCAAAATGACAAGTAGAAGTCGTATACGTTTAGAAAGTAAAGATGATATGAAAAAGCGAAATATTGGTAGTCCCGATATTGCTGACGCACTGGCTTTAGCGTTTTATGAGCCACCAAGTCACTATCAATTTATTCAATTTTAGGAGGTGAGTTTTTGATTAGTACAGTATTATCTTTAGAGAGATATAAGAAGCTACGTGTTAAATATGCAACACAAATTGAAGATGGAATGTTTGATCCGAATGGTTTTATAGAAGATATGAAACCATTTTTTGCTGATCGCGAAAGAAAATATCTAGCTTATACTAGCGAAAAGAATGAAATAGACAATAGACCAAAGCCTAACACTGATATTGTAAAAGTTAATAATAAACTTCATGCTGGTATGTATTCAATTGTCGTAGACCAAGCAGTCAATCATTTTACTGGTATACCTATCAAATGGGATTACGATGTATCGGAACAAAAAAGAACACTCATTCAAAGATTAAAAGATAAATTCTTAAAAAATGATATAGAACTTCCAACAGTTCCAGAAGCTTTTAACAAATTAACAAGCAATCTTGATTCCATGAGATTCGCAATGCTTGATTCTGAAACTGCAACTTTTCAAGGAGCTTGTGGAGTAGCTTTCCGATTGTTAGAGCCTGTGGAAGAAGATGATGGTTGGAAGTTAAGAGCAAGTAATATTGAACCTTGGAGAGCAGAAAGATATGGAAATGCCGGAATCTATATCAAAGAAAAGTATGACTCTTACCAGAAAAAATTTTTTCAAGAAATGAAAGTTATGACAAGAAATAAAATTCTGACATATGCTTGCTATGGTGATTTGAATTTTGTTACAAGCGGAACGTTCAAAAAAATTGATGAGACCGATAACCCTTTGGGGACGATTACCTTGGCAGAATTTAAAAATAATACGAATCGTTATTGTGATTTTGAAGTAGCTGAGGAAATTGGAGATGCGATTGATCGTGCTTTGTCTGATCAACAAAACGAAATCGAACAATTTAAGCTTGCGTACATGCTTGTTACTGGCACAACAATGAGCAAAGGCACTGCTAAAGAAATGATGAATCAGCTAGGGATTATCAACTTAAAAGACCCTACTGCAAAAGCTGAATATGTCACAAAAAATTTAGCAAAAGATTTCAATGAATATCATATGGATCTATTGAAAAAACAGTTTTACACCATTTGCAAAGCAATCGATTTTAACGATGAGGTGTTTAAATCAAACAGTTCTGGAGAAGCTCGCAAGTGGCAAATCATTAGCCTAGAAGCAAAAACAAATACTAAAGAGCAATATTTTAGAGAAGGACTGAAAGAATGCGCAGAAACAATTGCAGCTTTTCTTAAATTTAATGACAAAGTAGACATTGAACCAGAAAAAATTATTTTCACTTTTTCTAGATCTTTACCAACTGATTTGAGCTATTTAGCTGAAGCTTTGCCTAAGCTAGCACCTTATGTATCTAAGCGAACAATTCAAAGCCAAATACCATTTGTGACAGATGTTGATTATGAAAATGAGATGATGGAATTGGAAAGTGGAAGTGCTTATCCAGATAGTGAATACAATTTTGGCGGAGGTGGCAATAGTGACGATAGAAACGAAGTATTGGACCAAACGTCGAGAACTGGAGGATCAAGCAAGGCTCAAATTAGAAAACCAAACACTTAAAAAGTTATCTAGTGTATTTCCAGAAGCATTAAAAGAGATACAAGCAAAACTATTATCACAAGCTGACTTACACAATATCACTTATCCAGAAATGATGGAGTTTTATAGTACAAGTAATCAGAAAAAATATCGTGAATATGTGGAAAAAAATTATAAGTCATTAAAAATGTATGATGCAAAATACAAAGAGTTTATCGATGAATTTTTTCCACCATTTGACTATGCAAAAGTCAATCGCTTATTACAAATACGATCAGATGTATTTAAAATTCTTGCAGAATATGCGATGGATGCAGATGTGAATCAATATTTTTCTGATCGCTTAGAGGAAATTCTTCAAAGAACATATTCTTCTAATGCTAATGTTTTTGTTCAACTTTTAAACGTTGATATACCAAATTATTTACCAGAAAATGAAATTAAACATTATTTGAACTATCCATGGTCAGGAAAGACATTTTCAAGAAGACTTTGGGGAAATATTTCATCGCTTGAACAGAAACTCTCTAATGCTATTGTAAAAAGTGTTGCTAGTGGAGAAGGCGTTATACACGCATTAAACACCATGAGATTAGACTCAGAAATTTGTGACATGTTTAAGTTAGAAGAATCAAAGTATAACAAAGCGATAGAAAATCTCGTTCGAACGGAGTATGCAAAATTTGCACAAGATGGTATTGAAAAATCATATTTAGAAACAGGTATTGAGGAATACAACGTATTGACTGCAAAAGATGAGAGAGTTTGCCGGATTTGTGGAGGAAAGGCAAGTAAGAATCCCTATAAACTGAAAGATGCTGTCATAGGTGAAAATCGAGCACCTTTCCATAGTCGTTGTAGATGTACGGATGTTCCTAATTTACCAAAATTAGGAAAGGATATTGATGAAGAATATGACCGTTTATTTGGCGATTTATTAGATGAGTTTGCACATGATTCTTTTGGAATTAATTTGAAACGGAGGAAGTAGAATGAAAGATTTTTTTGAAGCAGTACTAACAATTAATGTAAATGCTGATATTGCAGAAGCCTACAAAACAGCTATTGAGTCTGAGAACCATCCTAATGGCTTGAGAGACCATTGGAATGGCAATTATGCCTACGTGGTTATTGGCGATCAAACTGTTAATTATCAAGATAATACTCCAGTTGATAAGAATACCGTTAATTTAACGATTCAATTATTATCTCATTCATTACCAAATTTAAAAGAAACAGTTGATTGGTATGAAAATATGGGATGTATTGTTGTTAGAACTGACTACAAAGAAGGAAAGTCTAGTAATTAGGCTTTTTTATTTTGTCCGAAATGACGTTAAACTAGCGCAATACTGGGCTTGGTTGAATGGTGGGGCGCAACTATTAAAACTCAAAGCAATGCGGGGCGTGAAAACGAATCGTGGGGCGAAAGGAGAATGATTATGAAACACAAATCATTAATGCCAATGAATTTGCAATACTTTGCCGAAGGTGACGATCAAAAGTTTTCTTTTGATGACTTCAAATCTTTTGTGGAATCCAATGAAGAAGCTCAAAAATTTATTCAGTCACAATCTCAAAGTGTTGCCGACAAACAATTGGAAGCTTGGAAACAAAATAACTTAGATAAAATTAAACAGGATACCATCAAGGAATATGAGGAATCTAAGAAAAACAAGTCACCTGAGCAAATTCAACTGGAAAAACTACAAGCTGAATTTGAAGCAGAAAAAGCGTTGCGTGTGACAAGTGATAATAAAGCATTTGTTGCAGAACAAATTGCTGGATTAGAACTAGATGGAGAGTTAAAAGAGTCTATTTCTCAATTTATGCTAAATAATCTTGTTAGTTCGGATACAGATTTCACTAAGAATGCTGTTGAAGGTTTTACAAGTGTTTTGAATGCAATCAATGAGAAACATGCAGATGCATTAAAAGAACTACAAATGAAGTCTGCATTTGGTGGAACTCAACAATCGAATAACCAAGTTCAGCAGAACAATGAAACATTTACAAATCCAGAAGAACAATTAGGACAAATTCTTCAACAATTTAACTAGGAGAGTGAAAAATTATGAAAAAAACATCTTTAAATAATTTAGAGTATTTGGATATTTCACCAGCGATTAATGCTATGCAAGTACCAAATACACCTTTTTTAAGCTATTTACTTGGTGCTGGAAAGACAGAGCAAGCAAATTCAACAGAAATTAAATGGCGTGAATATGACATCAACAACGATGATTCTTCTGAAAAGCTTGAGGGCGGAGATTATCAAGATGCTGAATCGGGTCGAAATTGGTTTAACAACTATACAGAAATTTTTAGAAAATCAACCTCTGTATCTGGTACATTAGATGCTATTAATGTGAATGGTGTCGGAAACGAGTTAACTAATCAAGTAGCACTACGTGGTATGGAAATGAAAATTGACTTGAACAGAAAATTGATTACTGGTGTAAAAGCTGATGAAAATGGTTCTAAAGGTCGTCGAATGAATGGAATTTTGAACTTGATCAATTCAGCAAATAAGGCAGAAACAGCTACTGCGGGTGCAGTAACAAGAAAAGATATCGATGGTTTATTTAAATTGATGTATGAAAAAGGTTATATGGGAGAAAAATTATGCTTGATTTCTCCAGATATGCAGGAGTTAATGACTGATGAGTTAGATGGAAAATCAACAAAAATTGTTCAGTTCGGTGAAAGAGTAACTTTTGGATTGCAAATTGGAAATATCGTGTCTAATTACGGTACAGGTATTGCTTTACTAGAACCATCATTGCCAAAAGGAACAATTGCCGCAATCGATACTAATTATGTGAAACTACGTCCATTACGTGAATGGAGAGCAGAAGAACTTGCAAAAACAACTGATTCAAGACGTATCGGTCTTGTAGGTGAATATTCTCTTGAATACAACGCTTCAAACTCTGGGGCAATTTTAAATTTAAAGTCTGAATAAAAGGGAGTTAGTACTCCCTTTTTTGATAGGAGGAATTACAGTGGTAAAAAAAGATGAAACTAAAAAAGATGAAGTCGTGAAATATAGAGTAGGTAAAACTAAAAATTTTGTTGGATTTGTTCATCCTAAAACTCGTAGATTTATCACAGCAGATTCAAATAACGAATTTATCATTTCTATAGATGATAAAGAAGCAATTGCAATTTTGGAAGATGCAATTGATGTTAATGAAATTTAGGAAGTGATCTGATGGATGAATCGCTAAAAACGGAAATCATTGAGTCTATAAAAGAAGATTTTCCAGATTTGAGTGAAGAACGCATAACTAATTTATTAGAAATAATTTTGCTAGAAATTGAATCATACAATAGTTGTAAAAATGATGTTTCATGGGAAAAGTTAAAAAGCGTGATTAGTGAAGTGTTGTATCAAATAATAAAAAATGAATCAGAAAAAAAAGTATCTTCAGTTAGACGTGGCGATACGACGATTAGTTATGCGTCAACAGCGAATGCTGTTAGTGAGTTACTTCTAGGATATGGCGATTTGATACGAAGGGTTATTGGTTGTGGAGGATTGGAGTTTTTTTAATGAATGAAGCAGATATTTTAGAAACTACTTACGAAGATAGTTGTATTATCGAAAGACTAATGGACATTGAAGATTCTAATACAAATATTACTATTCAAGATTATAAAAAAGTATATGATAATCCTATCCCTTGCGCTCTTTCACAAGGTCAAATCGATGGACTAGCAGTCATAGAAGATGGAGAAATGGTAAATGTTTCGACTGACACATATAAATTATTTATTCATTCTAAGATTAAACTCAAAAAAGGAGATCGAATAACAATAACTCAAAAGGCCAGTGGCTTAATTTTTTCTCTATTTGCTACTAAGCCTTTTTACTATCCTAGTCATTGTGAAGTAAATTTGATAGGAAGTGAAAAAAATGGGTGATCTCAAATATGAATCTAATGCAGAAAAGATCATTGAAAATTTTAAAAATATGACTGTAATTGCTCAAAAAGAAGGAATATCTTTTGTAAATGATTCGATGAATAAAGTTGTTAGCCTAGCTAAACCTTTAACTCCTGTAAAATCAGGTGATTTAAGACGTGGTTATCGAGTAGTAAAAGCTAGGAAGCTTTCAACTGGTCGTATTGTTGGAGCAGCTATAAATAATGAACATTACTTTAAGTATGTGGAAGAAGGACACAGGACTAAAAATGGTGGATTTGTAAAAGGACGGTTTATGTTGACCCGTGCAACGAATCTTGCAAATATGTCTTATATTCCTCGAAGATTTAAACAAATGGCAATAAAAATCGTTAAGAAAGGAAAGTAACATGAAAGATAAAATCATTGCTGAAATCAGTAGTAAATTAAAAGAAATATATCCAGATGGGACAATATATCTTGATTCAGTTATGCAGTCAACTAAAGATTTTTACTTTGTATTATCCGTAATGGAATCTGGGACTGAAAATGTAGGGATTGATGTTCAAAATGTTTCTTTCTTAATTGATATTGCATTGATTGATAATAAATCTGATAAAAAATTAGTGAATGAATTAGTCTCATGCTGTGGGGCTTTTTTTAATACGATTACAATTGATAGTCAAACACTATTTCCAGAAAACTATTTACCTGATGAAACAGATGGTGTTCAACACATTCGCTTTACATTAGGATTTCCACAATATATTGAATGGAGTGAAAAATAAATGGGAGAAAAAAGAAGTAAAACTGGAATTATTTCTGTTGAAAAACCTACTTGGTTTCCTTTGAAAGATGAGACAGGAGAACTTCCAGTATATGATACTGCAATGACGATGGGAACAGCAGTTAGTATCAAACCTACAGCTAATTACGAAACAACACAAGACTATGGTGATTCAGTTGTTCAAGATCAATTCACTGCGTTTGGTGGTGCAGAAGTTGAATTAGAAGCAAATGGGTATAGTCATAAAGTTTTAACAGCAATCACTGGAGGAAAACTTGTCAAAGGTGGTGCGTTGCGCTCTGGAGAAGATATTGCCCAAGATGGGGCTTTTGCATATCGGCGTAAAAAGTCGAATGGAAAATATCGTTATACAGTCTTTTATAAAGGGCAGTTTGCTTTAGATTCAGATGAAACTTCAACTATTGAAGGAAGTAAAGTAAGTTTTACTCATCCAACTTGGAAGGGTTCATTTGTAGATGTACCAGGACTTGGATATATGTACTCAGTTGATGAAGATGATGAAGGCGTTGATCAAACAATGATCGAAAACTGGTTTACAAAAGTAGCAATTCCAATTGAAGAAGCAGAACAAGAAGAACTTGCAGGAGGTAAAAAATAATGTCTAAATATCAAACGACAATTAAATTAATGAAAAAAAATGAAGATGGAAAATATAAACAAGTGCAATTCAAATCTGCTGAGTTCCTACCAGGTCCAGTTGTAGAAGAAGCGGCAGAAGTGATGGAAGGAATGCAAAATGCTGTAGACAAAAAATCAGTGTCAGAAGCTTTAAGTCGAGCGTATTCATTTATTGCAGATACTTTGTTTGAAGGACAATTTACTGGTGAAGATTATCGTCAAGGGATTGATGCTCGAGAAATTGCTCCATTGACAGGAAAGTTATTAAAATCTGTTACCGCAGGATTTGATGAAACTTATACGGAGACGAAAAAAAAGTAAGCGAAGCTCTCAAATATCCTTCTTTTAAACATTCGATTACTTATCGAGAATTAGATTTAAAGACGCAATTACTCGAAGCAGGTTGGACGTTACCAGAAATTGAACGTACTGACTTTGATGAGTTAATGCGTCTTTTTGCTTTTCGAGATGCAGTAAAAGAGCATGAGGATGTTGAGTACTACGATAACTTCACCCAATTTTAGGAGGTGATACTTTGAATAACGATGACCTAATTCTGAAGATGATATTAGATGAATCAGGTTTTACTGCTGGCATGAATAATGCTGTCAAAAAGCTAGGTTCTTTTGATGGAACTATCGAAAGAACGAGTAGAAAAAGTGGCAGTTCATTAGGTAGTATTTGGAAAATATTTGCTGGTAGCTTTCTAGCCAGTGGAGTGACTAGAATTGTAGGAGCTGGTTTTGATCTAATTAAAGGTTCCATAAGTGGGGCAATTGATCGAGTAGATACGATGAATAATGCTCTACGAAATTTCCAAAACATGGGATTCAGCAACTCAGAAATTATGAAGAATATCGGAAAGAATGGGCTTTTATCTCAAGGTATTCAAGGACTTCCTACCGCTTTGAATGATGCGATAAGTCATGTACAACTTCTTGCTTCTTCTACTGGGAATTTGACTCGTTCGACTCAAATATTTAAAGCATTGAATGATGGGATTCTTGGGTTTGGTGGTTCAACTGATCAAGTAAATGAAGCTGTTATTCAGCTATCTCAAAGTTTCTCAAACGGAAAAGTAGATGCACAAACTTGGAATTCAATGATTAATGCTCAACTTGGTCCTACTCTATCTGCTATCGCTAAAAAGATGGGAATTACAATGGGAGAGCTTAAAGAAGGGTTATCTCAAGGTAAGATCTCTGTTGAAGAGTTCCAAAATCAATTAATAGAAATGGATACTAAAGGTGGCGGAGGACTTAAATCATTAAATCAAATTGCAAAAGATTCAACTAAAGGGATTAAAACCTCTATCCAGAATGCCAAAACAGCTGTTACTCGTGGTGTTGGCGAAGTAATAGAAGGATTAAATAAAGCCCTAGTGGATGCTGATTTAGGTGGATTTAAGGGGATTATTGATAAAGTTGCCAGTTCCATGGAATCTTTTTTGAAAGTAATTGCTGCAAATATTCCTAGAGCAGTGTCTTTTTTAAGTAATCTTTTTGATGCAGTTCAAAAATTTGGCTCTGCATTGAAATTCATGATGCCATTTCTGGTTCCTGCAACTACTGCTTTTGGCGCATTAATGTTTCAACTTAAAGGAATACCAACAATTATAAAAAGCTTCAATAATTTTAAGAATGCCATAATCGGTGTTGGAAATTCACTAAAGATTATGGGGGCTATAGCCGCCGCAAATCCGTTTGTTTTGATTGTTGGAGCCGTTGTTGGAGCGATTGCTGTATTTGGCTATTTTATGGCAACCAACGAAGAGGTTAGAAACAAAGTTATATCCGTTTGGAATGATGTAAAAGATTCCGTACTTGGTGTATTAAAGAATATAAAAGATTGGGGAATTGATACTTGGAATTCTGCTAAAGAAATGGCATCAAATGCTGTTGAGAGTGTCAAGGATGCTTGGTCTGGAATAAAGGAATGGTTTTCAAATACTTGGCAAGGCATTAAAAATGGAGCAACAGGTTTATTTGATAAAACAGTAGAAACATCTATGAATGCGGTTGATAGTGTAAAAAACGCATGGTCAAATACAAAGCAATGGTTTTCTGATATTTGGCAGAGCATAAAAGATTCAGCAACTGAAAAATGGAATGAAATTAAAGGTTCTATCATGGAAGTTGCTGGTCCATTGATTACAGGTTTAAAGAACGCATTCTTGCATGTCACTTTTTATTTAGAGACCTTATGGAATAATCTAGTTGAGATTGGTAAAAATGTTTTTGAGATTTTAAAAAATGTTATACTTACGCCAGTTTTGTTTATTACCTCCATGATTTCTGGTGGATGGGAAGAAACAAAAAACAACATGATTGGTGTATGGAATAATATTAAAGAAAGTGCTCTAAATATTTGGGAGTCTATAAAAAATATTTTTGTTAGTTACATTACAAATATTTATTTTGCTGCGCTTAATATTTGGACAGGGTTCAAACTTACTTTGATAAACATTTGGAATGAAGTAGTAAGTCAAGCTAAATCAATTTGGATTAATGTAAAATACTTTTTTATTAATCTTTGGATTGACATTAAGTATTTTGCTATTCAAAAATGGATTGAATTAAAATTCGGGATTATTCAAACTTGGATTGATTTAAAATATAATGCTATTACTACTTGGAACAATATTAAACAGTTCTTCAAAGATACTTGGCAGAACATTAAAGATATAGCATACAATACATGGATTTCTATAAAGAATTCCATGATCAATACTTGGAATAACATCAAGGAATCTTTCTGGAATATTGTTACTGGAATTGTTAACTCCGCTGAAAATGCATGGACTAATCTAAAAAATGGTGTTTCAAAAGCAATTAATCGGGTGAAAGAAATCTTTGATTCATTAAGGGAAATCAATTTATTCGAAATCGGTAAGAATATCATTGATGGACTTATCAATGGTGTAGTAGAAAAATGGAATGCATTGAAAAAGACTATTAAAGGAATAGCTGGAAGTATCAAAGATTCTATTAAGGGTGCATTAGGTATTCATTCTCCATCTAGATGGATGAGGGATATGGTAGGTAAAAATATTGTTCAAGGTATTATCGTTGGTATTGATAAAGAAAAAAGTAAATTGGATCAGACAATGACTGATTTAGTGAAAACTCCGTCGGTTCAACCAGTTATTACAGGGTCTAATAGTCAACCAGTGGTACAAGCTAAACAAAATACATCTTCAAATGCAGTGAATGAAATTCACTTGCATTTAAATGTTTATGGAGATCTACCTGATTCGATGATTAAACAAATCGCCAAGAAGATGAAAACAGAATTGACGAGACAAATGAAACGAGATGCTGATGCAGTAGGAGGGACATTATATGCAACTTAAAAGAGGACAATTTTTTATCAATCAACATTATTCTTCTGAGTTTAACGTATATATTCAAAATAGGCCTGCCTCTGTTTCAGCTAGTCGTGTAATTGAATTGAGAGAACGTGAAGGCAATGACTCAATTATTATCGATAAAGCCTATTACAAAAACGTTACTAGAAAAATTGAATGTTATTACAAAGCACCATCGATTGATTTAGTGCAGGAATGGGAAGATCGAATTACTGAATGGTTAGATATGAACTCTTACAGTGATTTTATTCTTTATTACGATCAACAATATATCTATCAAGCTATAGTAACCGAAGCGCCAGAATTTAAAGGAACAAGAAAAACAGGGAACATAGTTCCATTTGAATTTACAGTTAGTCTTCGACCATTCAAAGAAAATTATAGTGGTCGTTTTGCTATTCAACAGATAAAAGCTTTCGAGTTATTTAATCCAGAGAAGTATGCTTCAAAACCGCTTATTAAATTGAGTGGTTCTGGAGATGCTTCTTTTTATATTAATAATGATAAATATGATTTGAAACTATTAGATAGAGAATTATATATAGATTCTAAACTAGAAGAGTCTTATCGAAAGCTAGATGACAATTTAGAACATCAAGATCATGTCACTTTATTTTTAGATTTTCCATTTCTATACCCTGGAAAAAATGAAATCAAATGGACGAATAACATACATTCGTTTGAGATAATACCAAGGTGGTGGAGAAAAGTATGATACCAAGAATATATAGTCCTACCGAGACAGATTTTTCTACGAATGGTTTAGGGATTATGAAGGACACCACAAAATGTGAGATATATGAAGTAGCAAATGGAAAATATGAATTAGAGTTGGAGTATCCATTAGGTACTCGATTTGATGAATATTTTGAAAATGACTATCAAATAAAAGCAAAGTCAAATGATCAAGAAGAGTATCATATCTTTTTTATTGATGATAAAGATATTGATACCTTTTTAGATACCGTAACTATTTATGCCCAGAGTCGTACAAATCGGCTTGGAAGACGAGCGGTCACTTTTGCTGAAGTCGACTCTAAAACTGGTCGAGAAGCAATGGCAATTATTGAAAACAATATGGATAAAAAATCAGATATACGCTTATATTCTGATATTACAACTGTATCAAGTACAACTTTTGAAGCAAGAAATGTTTTAAATTGTATTGCTGGTGAACAAGGATCTTTACTTCAGTATTGGGGCGGAGAAATTAAACGTGAGCCTTTTAAGCTATCTTTATTAAAGCGAAGAGGTCGTGATAATATTGGCACAATCCGATATGGAAAAGATTTATCTGGGTTAAAAGTTAAGTTAGATTGGACAGGCGTGAAAACAAGAATTATTCCGTATGCTGATCCTCAAAGTGATGCAGGTACAACTAGCCGAATTTATGGCTCGCCAGTAGATAGCGAATATATTAATAATTATCCTGATGTATATACAGAACACGTTCAATTCACAGAAGAACAGGGAGTTAAAGACGTTAATAGCTTAAATAAAATAGCTAAGAATTATTTCAAAACAATTAATCCAGGCTGTGATAAACCGAAGATTTCTATTACCGTTGAGTTCGATAAATTAACGGACACCGAAGAAGGAAAAGAATTCGCTAAGATAAGAAATTATGGGTTATTTGATACGTTTAAAATATATCATCGAAAATATAAACTATATTTTGAATCGAAAGTTAGCGGTGTTCAATATGATTCATTATCTGAAAAGGTTTTGAAATTGGAAGCTGGGGATGCTCAAGTTGCTTTTTATCAACAACAAGCTGTTACTATTCAAGATAAATTAAAAGATTATGCTACGAATAATTATATGAGTAGTTTTAATGATTATGTGTCCTCTATGATTGCAGGTCAAGGAAATGCAGGCGGTTATGTAGTTTTATGGCCAAAAGAAAAACCTTCAAATATTTTTATAATGGATAGCCCTGATTTAAACAAGGCAAAAGAAGTATTAAGAATGAACAAAAATGGAATTGCCTTTTCTAAAAATGGTTGGAATGGTCCTTTTAATTCCGCTTGGACATTGGATAGTATATTCAATGCTAATTTTATTCAAACAGGATTAATAAAGGCAGATATCTTTCAAAACTCTTTTAATAAAACTGGAGATGTATTGAAATTAGTTAATGGACTACTTCAAATTTGGAATAACAAAAAGAAAATAATGGAGTTAACCAAAAAAGGAATGGAGTTTTGGAATTCTAATAGTTCAATTGGAACGATTGGAACAACTGATTCTGCTGGTAATCCTTTTCCTGGAGCTTCTACTCCCACACCTATTGAAGATAATTCTTTAGTTATTCGTACAAATGGAGACGGCAAATATATTTTGATTTCTCCTAAAGTTGGTAAAGGATTAGTTTTATTAGGAAATGGTAAAGCAATTTATTTTGGAGACTTAGATGTACAAGGCAAACTCACAGTTAACGGAAAAGAAATCACAGGGAACAACAGTGGAGGAAGTGATCCTGGAACTATCCCTCCTCAATTGACGACGGAAGCTGAAAAAAGAGCATGGAAAATTTGGACAATGCTGAAAGCTCGTGGCTATTCTGAATATGCAGCTGCAGGTATTCTAGGAAATATTCAGGGGGAGGTTGGAGCAAGTATGAACCCTGATACAGAACAACTTGGTGGTCCAGCTTATGGGATTGTTCAATGGGATGGTTCTGCTTATCCGTTAGTCGGATCACCAACTTGGAACGGACGAGAGTATGTTCAGCGTTTGATGAACACCGCAGGGATTCAAGAAGATTATCGAAGTATTGAAGCCCAAGTAAAATTATTAGATTGGTGTATGTTCAACGGTCAATGGCTCGGAAAAGTAAATCCAACCACAGTATCAGGATTTAAATCGATCAATGATGCCAAAAGTGCAGCGTATGCTTTTGAAATGAACTTCGAACGCCCAGCTTCTGCACATCCAGAACGCCAAAATTATGCCCAATCTTGGTATAACAAATTACATGGATTAACTAGTCCAGAACCTGGAGGGAATTTCATTTGTCCAATTCAAAAACCAGTGACAGTTACTTCAGAATGTGGATGGAGAACTAGTCCAATAAATGGCGGCCAAGAATTTCATAATGGAATTGATCTTGTAAATGGAAATCCTAATACACCTGTTTTTGCAGCATTAGATGGGGAAGTTGTTCAGGCTGGTGCTAATTATTATGACTGGTATGGTAATTACGTGGTTATTAAACATAATAATGGGAAGTGGACAGGTTATGCTCATTTGTCTCGTATTGATGTTTCTGTTGGACAAAAAGTCCAGAAAGGTGCTCAAATAGGCTTGATGGGAACAACTGGTCCATCTACAGGAGAACATCTACATTTTCAAATTATGAAAAATTATTGGCCACAGCCAGTTGTTGATTTTGAGAATCCAAGAAATTATATCCAATTTTAAGGTGGTGATTCTATGAGTAAATGGAATGTCGTTTTAAGTACAACAGAACCATATAATTATGTGGGGATGATTCAAGTTCGACAAGGCAATAAGAATACAGAGGTTATGGAAGCGACTATAGTTGAAAATGGTCTTCCCTACGATTTATCAGAATGTAAGGTATATTTTGAATCAGTTGTAGGTGGGAAATATCCAGTCCAATTAGAAACAAAAATTGTGGATGCTAAAAAAGGGAAAATTAACTATATTTTTGATAAATATTCCATGCAGTGTTTACATCGACAAACAGCCAATTTCATTATATTTAAAGGAGAAGACTTGATTGGAACAACTCAAGACTTCTCTTATTTTGTCATTAATGCTGTTTCAAAAACAGAAGGAGAAATGGGTTCTTATTGGCAATCAATCGAAGATTTAATTGCGGATATGACGGACTTTATTAATGAAAATAAAGGCGATTTTACGGACTGGATGAATGAAAGGAAAGAAGAATTTGAACGTTGGAGACAAGAACAGGAACACAGTTTCCAAGATTGGAGAGAAGGACAAGAATCAGACTATTTGGCATGGTTTGAATCAATCAAGGATATTTTAAAGACGATTGATCCAGGTGGAGTCATGTTAGCCGAACTAACGGATGCGCGAGTAGATATTCAAGGAGTTCGTCATGCGTCTATTTCAGAGCGTTTGCTGGCAGATATGGACTATTTATATCAGAAATTGCGAGCAACGCTTTTCACGATTGAATACGGGGAGATTGAAGTGACTGATATTTTGCAGGATGATCTCTTTTCAGATAATCATGAAGTCGAAAAAGTTGGAACTGTAGCATTCCCGATTAAAGAAGGAGCCTTGATCATCGCAACCGTTGATGATCCAAAGCAAAATGTGTTCACTCTTGAGAAAGTTGGGGTGATCTAATGGCTAAAACTAAACGAATGATGGAAACGGATGAAAAAACGGGTGTACAACGCCAATTCTTTCCAATCACACATGCTTCCGCAGTTCTTGGGTTAGAAGAAATAATAGCAGGAGAAGCAACAGTTTTATCTGTTAATGGAAAAATTGGAGCCGTCGTCATTACTAAAGAAGATTTGGGATTAGAGAATGTTCTCACAGAATTACCCTATGCAAGTGAAGAAGATGACGGCATTATCACGGCAGAAATGTATCAAAAAATTTTAAACAGTGGAGAAGGTGACTACGTGTTGCCAGTTGCCACTATCGACCGTTTGGGTGGCATAAAAGTTGGTGAATTATTGACGATTGATGAGACAGGGAAAGTCTCTGCAGTCAGACAATCTGATGTCAATTTTTCGCTGGAGTTAAAAGAAAAACTCGATTCACTGAAAAATTATACTGCTGGAGAAAACATCACTATTGATGAAGATGGAACAATTAGTTCTACAGGTGGTAGTGGGACTGGTGGTGTCAATCAGTCATATGTAGATCAAAAATTCCAAGAAGCTGTAAATCAAGCAGAAAATTACACAAACGAAAGAATTCCAAATTTTACTTTTGAAAAAATTGGGGAGGTATAGAGAATGACAGATATCGTAAAAATAAAACAAAGCAATGTACAGGTTTATCCACAAACTCATTGGAATGCTATAGAAGGCAAACCAACAACGGTGAAGGGAGATAAAGGCGATCCTGGCCAAGCAGCAACAATTACCATAGGAACCGTTTCTAGTGGTTCAACCGCTTCTGTTACGAATGTAGGAACATCATCTGCAGCTAGATTTAATTTTGTATTGCCAAAAGGTGATAAAGGGGACAAAGGCGATCCTGGAGTCAATGCAACAACGACAGCTGTAGCTACAACTACAGCAAATGGGTTGATGTCGTCCACAGATAAAACTAAGTTGGATGGAATTGCAGCTGGAGCACAGAAAAATCCAGGTAATGCTACAACTACGACAGCAGGTTTAATGTCAGCAACCGATAAAGTGAAACTCGATGGATTAGCCAATATTACATTTGAGAAAGTGGGGACGGTTTAATGGCTGATATTGTGCAATTAAAAGAAGACGGAGTTGCTAAATACTTAAAAACGCATGTAGAAGCTATTGATGGTAAAGAAGCATTGGTGCAGACAGATGGAGACCAAGCCATTGCAGGACATAAGAATTTTTCAGGTTCTGTAACAATCAATAATAAACGTGTTTTGACGACTGATGATAACAGATATGAAGTGGTAAATCTGGTTGTCACTAACGGTAATACAGGGACAGCAAAGCTTTATCGTGAAGGAAAAACAGTTTCTATATATTTTGTGGCTTTAAACGGAAAAAGTAGTGGCGGGAATGATTCGGTTATTTTAACTGTTCCAGAAGGCTATCGGACACCAATTAGTTTTGAACAACTGGTTGGGTCAATAGACCGTTCTACTTTGAACAGTGCTCAACTATCTATTGGCGCAGACGGAGCCATTAAATGGAGAAGAAATTCAAGTTATGGATCAGCTTATTCATTTGTTATCACTTATTCAATTTAAGGGAGGAAATCTAATGAAAGTAGTTTACAAATCAATCAAGCCTTACGGATTCGAGCAAATCATTTTGAACAATCAAGAAAATATCCCTGAAAACTGTACAGAGATTAAACCACCAGTTCCTAACTGGAGACCAAGATTTGATTTTGATAAAAAACAGTGGGTTGAGTTAGCTACTGAAGAAGAGAAGAGTGGCACAGCGGTTGACGATATTGAAGATGTCGATCAGTTGAAGCAATTAAATGCTCTACTGACAAAACAATTGGCGATATCGGTACAGGAACAAGAAAAAATGCAACAAATGTTAGCTCAATTGACGATGGAAGTCGCAAGTATTAAGAACGGAGGGAAAAGTAATGAATAGTTTTCCGGGCTTTGAAAATATAAAACAATTTTATGATTGGGGATGTTATACGGACCAAGATTTACTTGACTATGTAAACATGAACTGTTTAACAAAAGACCAATATAAGCAGATTACTGGAAATGAAATTTAATTAAGCACAAAGTTAAATAAAAAGCGTACTCAAACGAGTGCGCTTTTTATTGTGGATGGAAGTGAGGTCAGTAATTTGCATATTGAGCAACAGCACTTAGCAATGATTGTTACTGCTTTAATTACAGCAGTTGGAACATTTTTAGCAACTAAGTCAACTAACAAAGTGACTTTAGAAAATGAAAACATTAAGAATGCTACTTCATTGTACGAGCAATACAAAGAGTTGAACCAACAGTTACAACAGAAAGTAGACAAGCTAGAAAATAAAGTGGAAAAACTACAAGAAAAATATGAGAAAGAAATCAATTTTTATAAAGATAAAATTGAACAACTGGACGGGCAAATTGATGCCTTGCTTTCAGAAAGAGAAATATTGATAGAAGAAAACAAGCGATTGAAAAAGAAAGTAGCCCAACCAATGAAGGGAGGTGGATAGTATGAACAATAGAACCTTTGATATTTTGAAATGGATCGCTATAGTAGTTATCCCCGCTTTAGCGACTTTTGTCGGTCTTGTCGGAAAAGGTGTTAACTGGCGGTACACAGATATAACGGTGATGATTATTACAGGTTTTGGAGCATTTCTAGGGAGTATTTTAGGTGTATCAAATCGAACGTATAAGAAAATTTCATCAGATAAATAGGAGGATAGATATGAAAAAGAAAATTACTATTACTGCGATGAGCCTGTTAACGGCTCTTTTTTTATTACCCATTAATACGTTTGCTTATACTATTAATGACGAGTATAATTTAGCGCCGAATCAAGGAGACTCCAGATTAGCAATTCCTAACAAAATTATTTTGCACGAAACTGGAATAGATGCACCAGCAAGAAACGTAGCCGCCAACATGAAAAATAATTATAACGGAAGCAATCCTTATACTACAGATGTTATTGGTGACGGTGGGATTGTTTACCGTGTGGGTGAGCAAGGATATGTTTCGTGGGGAGCTGGTAACGCTAATCCTTATGCGCCTGTACAGATTGAATTACAGCGCACATATGATAAAGCATTGTTTGAAAAAAACTATCGAGCTTATATTGAATATACAAGAGATAGTGCAAAAAAATATGGAATTCCATTGACTCTTGATCAAGGAACTTCTTTATTTACAAAAGGAATCATTTCTCATTTGTGGGTGACAAATTATGTTTGGGGGAACCACACAGATCCATATGGTTACTTATCGCAAATGGGAGTTAGCAAAGAAAAGCTTGCTTATGATTTAGCTCATGGATTTACCGATGAAAATCCAACTACTTCAGATGATAAACCAGTCATTGATCCAACTAGAGCAGGTGCTGCAAATCCTACGCTGACAGATGGAACAAATTACGCCCACATTGATCAGTTCGGAGAAATCGAAAACGCAAACTTACACGTCGCTGGATGGCATATTGCTAACTATAAATACGAGTATATTTTCATTATGGATTACAATACTGGGAAAGAATTAGCTAGAGTAAGAGCTGATGGGATTTATAGACCAGACGTAAATCAAGCTTATAATACTTTAGGAAATGTTGGCTATCATGTATCTTTCAATATGCGTAATTTTCCTAATAAGAAAGTCTATGTAATGATGCGGGCAACGAATGATCCAAAAGGGAACACTAAAAGCGGAGCGCAAGATTTCCATGACAAACGTTGGTATTTAAATATTCCGAAACGATAAAAAAATAGCCCCTCGATGTGAACTGAACCCCAAAAGTTGAACTATTTAATGGACTGTTTCCGATATTCTACTGGAGATAGTCCATTTAACTTTAGTTTTATCCTTTTGTTATTATACCACCTAATATACTCATTTAATTTACTTTGAAATATCTCAATTGATCGGAATTTTTCTCGATAAAAAAACTCTGATTTAAGCACACCAAAAAAATTTTCTATTACAGAATTATCTAAGCAATTTCCTTTTCTAGACATGCTTTGAATAATGTTATTCTCTTTTAATTTTTTTTGATATTGTGGCATCTGATACTGCCATCCTTGATCTGAATGTAGAATCAGTGAACCCTCAGTTCCCTTTTTTTTAATTGCTTGTTGAAGCATTTCTTCAATCAGTTTATATGTTGGACTAGTTGATATACTATAACTAATTATTTCTCCGTTAAATAAATCAAGTATAGGAGATAGATAGATTTTTCTTCCTTTTATCTTGAATTCAGTGACGTCTGTCACCCATTTTTTATTGGGTGTATCTACTGAAAAATTTCGTTTTAACACATTCTTGGCAATTTTTCCTACTGTTCCTTTATAAGATTTATATCGCTTTATTCGGATTTGACAGGTAAGTCCCATTTGGGACATTAATTTTCTAACTGTTTTATGATTGATTGTATATCCTTTCATCTTTAACGCTAAAGTGACTCTACGATAACCATAAGAGTTTCTTGATTCTTTTACAATCGCTGTAATTTCTTGCTTTATCTTGCTATATTTATCTGGCTTATCTAATTTTTTTACCCAGTAATAATAAGTTGACTTCGCTAATTGTGCAATTGAAAGTAATAGATTCAATTTAAATTCTTTTTTGAGCTGAAGGATTGTTTTAACCTTGATTTCTTCTTGCTCAAATCTTGTTCTTGAATCAAGGTTTCTAACTTTTTTAAATATGCGTTCTCTGCTCTTAAACGAATAACTTCTTCTTCAAGAGACTCATCTTTAAGTTTTTTAGGAATGTTTAGCTTGGAATTCATACTAATTTTTCTGCCCCTTTTTTGGCTCTCAAGTGAAGAAGCACCGCCTTCTTCATATTGCTCTATCCATTTACTTAGAGTTCTATTTGAACCGATATTAAATTTTTTAGCAGTTTCTTGGATAGAAAGACCATTTGTTTCCATATATTCTATAACATCAAGTTTAAATTTTGTAGTGTAGCTTTTGCCACCTCCAACCAAGCCTTCCCAACCATGATAGTTATAAATCCTTACCCAGTGTCTAACCAGTGTACGATTTATTTGATATTTATGTGCAAGATATTTGTAGCCGCCTTCGTTATTTAAATAGTCTGAAACTACTTTTTTCTTAAAAACAAATGTATATTTCCGCAAAAAAAGCACCCCTTTTAATTAGATTTCTAGTCTAACTTTTGGGGTGCACATCACGATGAGGGGCGGTACATATATAAATTAGCGCATATTATTAGCTAATTTGTAATCAAAAGCGTAAACTAGTTTGGTAATACAATTGTAATTTATTTTCAGTATTTAAACATTTCTACCTTATTACATTATGTTAACTAAATTGCTTATAAAATAAGCTAATTTTTATTGACAAGCAGGATGTACTATAGTTAAACTTAAAATAAGATACAAATATATATAATATGCTTATACATATAGTAATATTTACTAATATTGAAACAGGTGGTTTAGTGAGATGGACATTAAGTGGTTGGTTCAACAAAATGATAGCAATTTAGAATTGGCGATTAAATATCTCGAAGAAACTATCTTTGAAGATGAACATCTTACAGATAATTTTTTACAAGTATTAAAATATCTTGAAATTTACTCTGTTAAAAAAAATAAATTAATTGGTGAAAATGATTCTCCAATAAAAACACCTATTGAGCTAAGCTTAAGAAATCGGATGGGAATACTCCAAAGATCGGAAATAGTAAAAGAACTTTTTTATCATAAATTTAGTTATGAAATAAGACTAGATGATACTTATGAGCATTATAGAATTGTTTTTTTCGTATACAATTCTATAGAAGATGCTACTGCGACTACTGCATTAACATTCGGTTTTACGAAAAATGGAACAATCAATTCGGATAAAACCCGTCAAGCTGCTACAGAAAGTGATGATATATGTAAGAAAGTATGCAATGGGGAAGAGAATTACTGGATAGGGGAGGAAAAGTTGAATGAAATCTATTAATGATTTATTAAAAAAACATCCTGATTTATATAAAAAATTAAATTCTGAACAAAGAAACCTGTCCAAACAATTACTTAAAATAAGATTAAAAAAACAAAAAAACGTGACAGAATTCTCAAAAATGTTAGGAATAAGTGAAAAAAAATATCTTGAATTTGAGTTCGGAGATATGCATATTCCTGTTGCAGAGTACAATAAACTTTTGAAACAAGTTGAAAATTTGTCCTATAAAGATTCAATGAATTTCACTATTAAGGTTGCTGGCGGCCCTATTAAATATGACCGTATTGAAAATAAACCTTATATTCGGAATAAAAGTTACTCAGTATTTAAAAGTAGAAAGAGAAAAGAAGTATCGTCAAATATGGTCTATGCTAGTGTTAATTACCAAGATACGAGCCGCTATATTGTAGAAAAAGAGGTATATGTACATGGATAAAGGAAATAGTGTTACTTTTGCACTTGAAAATATTAGTTTGAATAAAATTCATTTTGAATTAACTGATAATTTTAGTTATGGAGATTTAGAGTTTAATATTGAACTTGGATATAAAGAAGACGAAGCAGAGTATCTAGAAAAAAAACTTGTTTCTTTACGAGCTCACATTGTAGGGGGGATGGAAGGAGCACCGGTAGATATTTTACTCTTTTCAGTTATTCGTGTTTCTACAAATGAACAGCCATATAAAAAATTAGTAGAAGAATCTATGGGAGAGCTAGCTAAACCTATCCTGAATAAAGCTTCTAATTTGATTTCTAATTTATATAGCGAAGTAGGAGTTATGCCTACAGTTATTGATTTATATCAGCTATATAGTCAACAAAAATAAAATACAAGTAATAGAGTTATCTATTTAAATTTGCAAGACAAAGACCTCAACCAGTCATCCTTGGTTGAGGCTTTTTTGCTCTGTAATTAACTCGTATAGATCCTGCAAGATAGTTTGTTTCTGAATAAATGATTGATATGAAGTATTTAGATGACTGTATTGACAACTATAAAAATCATTCGATAAAATAGTGATGTTATCGCATATCTTCACTATCACCCATAATAGTCACACTCCAAGCTATGCGATAACAGGTTTGTTGCCACACATTCTACTGGTTGATTGTTTATGGCTTTATGTGGCAACAACCAGTACCCTTAGCTTAGTTGGTCAGAGCAGACGGCTCATAACCGTCCGGTCGTAGGTTCGAGTCCTACAGGGTACATTAACGTAGCCATTTGAATCGTTCTGTGTTAGAATTTTTTTGAAGAGTATTATACAAGCTAAAGCTTTTCTTCATTGCCACTCAAATGAGTGGCTTTTTTATGTATCCTTTTATGGATTAATGAAAGGATGTTTCACATAGTTATACTTCTGTATATTTGAAAAGTTTTACTTTGATTTTTAAATAGAAAGACATTTGGGTTATATTGTGAGATAATAATAAAGAAGAGTTTAAAGCGCACCCCAAGCCACTTCCCCATAAGTGTGTTACGCTTTAAACTCTTTTATATTTGAAGCTATTAAAAGGCATACCATATTTTTGAAAAAAAGTGAGAAAAAAGGCTTACAATTGGAGTGGTAGTTAATTAGTGACTTATTTTTGATTTTATAGCACTGATACTATAAAATATAGATATCATCATATTACACAATCTTAATACTAACTTAAAAAATATCTCCTTTCACAAGTATGGTGATAAAATTCGTTCCGGGCTACCTTTTTAGGTAGCCTACTTTAATCTTTGTATCTTTCTGGATCAACGAAAGTATACTTTATATAGTCATAACGCCGATGATCGCTACGTGCGTCCGGCACGTCAGTCACGATATCAAACAAAAAGTATACACCCTTCTTCATTCTAGTTTTCGCAGCAGGAATTTTGAAATAGTTCTTATTAGAATAGTAGAGATTGATTAATAAGCTATCTTCGATTGCTAAAAAGAAAACTTCTGAATTCCATACTTTATAAAAATCTTTGATAAATCTATTCGAAGGGTCAAATTTAAACCATAATTGTGTCTCATTAAAAAGCATAACCATTACTCCGATCTGTTTTTAAAATTAGTTTCTACCTCTAATATATATCGAGTTTTTATTTTGCCTTCAGAGAATACTGTTTCTTTTTTTGCAGTTACAGGTTGTTTATTTTCGGAAAAAGCTAATATAGCTAAGATTGAAACATCCATCTGGAATTTATCTTTTTTACTGCTTTGATCATAAAAGTCTGCATATTCATCACTGATATTTTTTCTAATAAATTCTTCCATCATAAAAATCACCTCAAAACGATTATACGAACTTATGTTCTGACTGTAAAGCGATATTTGAGGGGCAAAAAAGGGGCAAAAAACTCTTACTAGTCCGTTCTAGCCTAATAATTTTAAGTATTATCAACGTTGTTTTTTCTTGATATAATGGGATTTTTGTCCAGTACGTACAAGCTAAAAACGTTTGTCTTGATGGGCGGTATGATGTAAGAAAAAGCAACTTGCTTATCTACAACTGATCATTAGTGAAAGACAGATAAAAAGAGGCTGGAACAGAAGCGTTTAACTCCAAGAAATAAGAAGAAATTCACGGAAATTGCTTTTCAAATTTTTGTGAATTTCAGCTTATTTCCGAAGGAGTTGCTTCTGCTTCCGCTGTTTATACGTGTTTAGAGCGTGAGACAAAAGTGTTCTTTACTTTTGTCCCACGCTCTTTTTTGTGTGTAATTATAATGAAAATAGTTATTTTTAATAGTTATAATATTTTATCTATTAAAAGTAAATATCCATTCACGATTACGTCCATATAATTGTGTAAAAGTGAAGCATCAAAAAAGCCATTGATCTCAGTTAGGAGTACAATGTTTTTTGCAGAAAACATACTCGAATAGGACTGATATCA